GCGCGCTCCTGTCTCGGTGTTCCCAAGGTCGGCGAACTGAGTCAAGAAGGCCGCTGAGATTTGAGAGTCACACTTAGTGATAATCTCAAGAGGCCCTTGAGCGTATAGATTAGGCTGAGCTGCGTATGTGTCAAAAGTTACGGCCGCATTCTCAACTAGATAACTCTGTTCGGCACTTATAAAGCTCTGTGCTTGTGCCTCGGCATCTTCAACCATTGAGTCAATGTCAGCATCCGTTAAGCCTAGACTCTCAGCTTGTGAACGGTCAACTGTGACTTTAGGCGTAGGCACTGCCCACCGATCAAGGCCAACACACATGAGGTTGCTGACTCGCTGCTTAGTACGCCACCACCACCAAACACTCCTCAACATACCCACGCCTTCAAAGTTGGAGCCGGTCTTATTCAGTGTGAGGAGTAACAGCTTATTCGCTGGGATCGGTTCAGGTGCGATGGTCAACCCGACTATGTTTTGAAGCACGCCGTCAAGCTGTTGGTTATCTCGGCTTAACCACCTGTTGTGGGCGCTCGGCTCTCGGTCAGCATATCGATCAAGCCATATCCTGATCTTGCCTTCTGAGTCCGGTCCTACTCTATAGATCTCTTCGGCGTATCGATAGCCAAGCGGCACAAACTCCCAAAGGTAAGACAGTTGATCCTCCCAAGAGATTGACATCTGACCTGAATAGCCATCGAAGCCGTAACACTCATTAGCAAAGCGTGCGAGCTCTTCAGATTGTGCATCGCCTTCAATGCCGGGTTCAAAGCGCCAAGAGGCAGAGAGAAGAGTCTGTCTCAGCATATGCCAAGACCTTCTCACAATGGGGTCAGTCCTCACCATCTCTTCAGCTTCCTTCACCCAGTTAAGGCCGGTAAGCTGTGCATTCTGTTCTTTACCAGTGATCACTCCGCCGCTAAGCTGCGTCCCGGTGATGCCCTTGGTGACGAATCTAGGAGCAAGCGCTCTCATGTGCTTAGGAGAGCGCTCATTGTCTATATAGCTCATTGAACCCCCAAGGCCTTATGTGAGTGCTACTTGATCAATATAATCACTTAGAAGCGATTTTATCAATAAAACCTTGTTCAGTATAAAATCAAGATCTATATTCACAAACGGCCACAGCTAAGGATACAAGAGCACCACAAAGACTCTAAGCCTTAATACTGTCGGAGCTGTGGCCGCTTTACTTATCTAGTCTAAAAACGAAGAAAGGCGCATTGAGCGCCTTTCGTCTTGGGTTGATGGTGAGCTTATTGATTAAGCTACTGTAGGTTTCGGCATTAAGAGAAATAAGTGAGCTGGAACACCTTGCTTTGCTGCCTCAACTTCGACCGCTGCAAGATCAGCCTCAAACTTTGCTTGTTTCCTTGCATCTTCTTCAGCCTTGGCTTTAGCCTCAGCTTGTGCATTCATCTCAGCTTGTGCCTTCATCTCAGCCGCATCAACCTTGAGCTTGTTGAGCTTGTTGATAAGAGTCTTGCAGATAGCGGGATAAGACTTGTGATTAGTGGTAACAGCGATGTTGTTAAGGGCTGTGATGTGATGGTTGATCTCCTCAGCAAAGACTGAGCCGCCAACAATACCAGCTTTAGCAGCAACTTTAAACTGAGCCTTAGTGATTTTAATGTCGAGTAAAGTCATTTCCTGTCTCCTTTGTCGTTATGTCAGTAGGTTATGAAATGAACTTAGCATCAACTTTTCTTTACGTCAAGAAAAGTTTACATAAAGTTTAATTTATTTATCTAACCACTCCTCAACCGAATGATGAAGGATGACTTGTGATTCATCCCTGGTCTTGATGGGACGAGAGCCGGCGAACAGAGAGAGCTTGTCAATGATGGCCGCTTGAAGCTCTGCGAGTTGGTCGCGGTGAAGTTGAAGCTGAATCTGTGCATCTCTCAATCGAGCGATGAGCGCTTCTCTGTCAGCGTTAGCGCTTGCTAGTTTATCCTTCAACTCTTCCACCTCGGAGGGATCGCGGCCGCTCGCAATAGCTACCATCGAAGAGATTGATCCGGTTATGACTCCTAAGATACCAACTAGTACATCTCGGTTCTCATCAACAATTTTTACATAGGTAAGGAAGAGGATCAGCGCCACAACTAGACAGAGGAAAAATACAGAGAACCACCAACCCCGGCGAGCTTTCTCAACTTGGCTAAACTCTCGGTGTGTCGTCTTGTCAGGTTTAGTCATGGCAGTTTCTCAAAGATTGCTTGCAAAGTGATCAAGATGGGATCGACCCAATAAAACCACTGATCAAGGCCGTTGATCAAGCGAGCTCTTGGATTGATGATGATGGGAGCAAAGATAGAGAGCAGCCATAAGAGGATGACTAAAGCTAGCTTCTTGAGAAACCACCATAACCACTCTCTCACTTTTCGGTCTCTCATTCTGCTCTTGATCTTCTTAGGACCACCTAAGCGCCTGACCTTCTCAGAGCTTGGAGGAGGTTGTAAGGATTCGATGGTTGAACCTACCGCGTAAATGATCTGAGGTTCACGCACCCCCTTGAACCGATACTCACCGACACAAGCATATCTAGTTCCTCTTGGTGTCCAATGGTTAGTTCGTCCTTTGATTGCTGTCATCGCTTCCCTGGTGAGCAACACTTGACCGGCTTGACAAATAGACATCGTTCTCGCTGCTATGTTCTTAGATACTCCCTCAAGCTCGATAGACTTAGCTCCGGTCATCGTGAAGAGCTCACTTTGTTTAACCTCAACAATACATCCCCAATGTATCCCAATTCGACAGCCTAGCTTTGTTTTCGGTGGAACTGTCTGTTGATAGATGAGCGCAAAGTTTACCGCGTCAATCGGTCGATCAAAGCTGAGGAGAAAGCCGTCTGACCTGTCAATCTCTCGCCCTTCAAACTTATAGACAAGCGAGCGCGCTAAACGGTCATGATACTGAAGCCATTGAGCGGCCTTAAGCGCTCCAACCTTCTGAACAAAGCGCGTTGAACCTATGAGGTCTAAGAGAACGATTGCTAGCTTTGTCTCTTTGAGCTGCATTAAACTGACTTACTTCTCTTTTCAATCTGAAAGAGCTCTAATTGATCACCACTCTTGATCAATGGTTCACATAGCCCCCATGTTACACAACCTTGATTCTCTAGCCTGTCAACATCATCAATCTCTTCTCCCTTGCGATCGGTTCTCGACCACTCAACAACTTCGCTCACTGTGTTCCTCTGCTTTGATCGCTTAGGGCCAAAGAAAGTTAAAGGATCTTTCTTTTCTTTGTGCTCAAAGTGTTTATTAACTCTCGATTCTAAGTCTATCAAGTATTCAACACGCTCTGGTTCTTGCTCAGCAAGTAGGCGTATTTCTTGCTTGGTTGAGTGAATGCATGGATAGCACCCTACTCTCCTCATACCTCTTAGGTAAAGAGGATTAGGTTGTATCTTATGTCGTTTATGAATCTGTATGACCTCAGATTCTTTGAGATTTAAAATCGGTCTCCATGTCGTGCATTCATCTTGCTCATGTGTGATTTTAAGTTTTGATCTTTTGGCGCTTTCTTCAGCTCTTACGCCAACACAGTTCACAGGCTTAGCTTTATAAAGCGCTCTTACTTCTGACATAAAATTAAGAGCTGGGGTTACCTTTAGCTCTATCGTGCAATAAGGCCTTACTGCACTAGGAAATATTTGCTTTCGAAATATAGCTTGTTCCATGCCGCCAAGCATGGGCAATTCATCTTTAAAATATTTATTGTTCCTTAAATATTTAAACTCACCTAGAAGCGGCTCAAGTATCTCTTTGATATACTTCCATGTTTCAGGATGCTCGAAACCTGTATCAAATACAATAGGAGTGAATTTTATGCCTCTTTCTTGCAGATATAAACCCATTGCTGTGCTATCTTTTCCGCCGCTTATGGAAGCGAAAATGGGACGATTATTCAACCAAGCTAGATCACCTTTAAGGTTAGTATTGACCAAATATTCCATTAAAAACTCCTTGTCTTACTGCCTCCAACCTTAACACGTCTATTTGATTTTCCACCTCTTGACCTTGGCTTATATCCCTGATCGGTTGGATCTGCCCAGTTAAAGAGAATGCAATCATAGCGGAGTGCGTCAAGTGGATCTTCTCGGCCATCTTTCTTCGGTTGCTCTTTGTTATCCCATCCATAAGAGAGGAGAGCTTTTCTTAAGCTGTTACCTGTTGAGCGCTCACCTTTATCCCATAGCTCTTTAGTGATGAGATAGCGCCTAGAGTTGAAGGCTCTCTTAAGTCGCTGAATACCGTTCAGTACATCAACCTTGATCGGGTCAGTGGTAGACCTAAGCGGGAGACCAAGACCCCTTGGCGGCTCTGCTCTCATTACTCGAAAAGCGCTGCGGCCTGTTTGATCATTGCGAGCTTTGCCGGCCTTGTCTGCTACTCCGGTATCAAGCCATATCTTAGGACTTGGCGCGCTTGCCTTATGAGAACGCGGCCAAGCGATTGAGAGAATCAACGCGGTGAGCTGTTCGGTGGTGACCTCTCTCGGATTGAACTCATGACAGATGACATCTGCGCCTAGTTTCTCATCATGGCAGATAATCAAAACACTCGGCTTTCTGAATCCCCAGTCAATCGCTATGCGTCCGGTCATCTCCTCTCGATAAGTCCATCCTTCGATAATATGTGAGTCAGTGAACTCCTGATAAATAAGGCCGCTTGGCGGTTTAGGCTTATTCATCACCATCGCTTCACGTTCCTCTTTGGGTAGCAGCTTAGTAGCTTCAAACCATTCCGCCGCTAGATTCTCTTCATTGACATAAGAGGTGAAGAGGAGAGGAAGCTGGCCTGCACTC